ACGGTCGGATGCGCCTCGATGATGTTGATCGCGATGCCGCGTTTCGCCGCCAGCTCGGTGAAATAGGCGATCGACTGACCGCCGCGCGCCGTCCAGCGCTGATGCGCCAGCTGCTGGCGCTCGGCGATCGTGTAAGTCAGAGGGTCGCGGCCGCAGGGATCGGCGCCGAGGACGCGCTCGAAATCCTCCAGACACAGCGTCGCCGTGCGCGGATCGATCTCCTCGATCATCGCCTCGGCCGTTGCCTCAAGGTCGGCCAGCTCGATCGCCAGCGGCTTCAGCACGGCAGCGAACAGGCTGTCGGTCCCGCGCGGCCAGACCCAGCCGGGCGGCATTAACGAGAGGATTTCGCGGTGCGCGACGTCGGCGCTGCGGCTCACGACGGCGCCTCCCAGGTGATCGTGCCAAGCACAGGGAAGGCCGCTGCCGCAGGCGCGACGTCACCGACCGGAATGATCAGCTCATGGCGATATTCGCCCGACGCGGCCGAGATCGCCTCGGACATCCGCGACTTCGGCACAAGCTTGCCGATGCCGGCCTCGGCGGCGAAGAACGTCTTGAGAGCCGTTTGAACGGCCGCCTTAACCGCCACCGTGAAGGGATCGACCATGATGGTCGGATCGACGGTCACGAGCGTCGCGGCGAAGACGTCGACATCGGCCGTCACGGGCCGCTGCGCCTCGATCTCGGCGGCGATCGCGATCAGCTCCGCCGATGTCGGTACGCGCGGCGCATCGGCATCGCCCATGACGACGGCGACGCCGACCGTGCCGAGGCCGGTCCAGTTCGGCAGGCAAAGCACACTGAGCGCCGCGAACTTGTTCTGGACCCAGACGGGATAGTCGAAGAAGGCGCCGCCATGCGCGGCCTCCTGGATGCGTTCGAGCAGGCGCCGCAGCAAAGCTGCCGGCGTCTCGATCTCGGCGCCACCGGTGAGCCCCTCGTCATCGACGGCCGCGACTGGCGCGTCGAGCCCGGCGATCGGGCTTTCGAACGACAGTCCGGTGCCGGCCGCCGCGTTGCCGTCGACGCCTGCATCGAGCGCGGTCAGTTCAAGCACCGCCTCGCCGTCGTCGACCGTGACGGCCGTCGTGGTGAGATAGATGGCGGTTGCGCCGACGAGCCTGGCGCCGATCGGGATCGCCGTGCCGTTCACGCCGGTGACGGTCGCCCGTCCAATGGCGCGCGTCGCCGGCCGCCGCACGATGCCCCAGATCGAGCAATGCCGGATCAGCGCCTCGACCTCGGCGGTATCGGGGAAATACTGGTCGCCCATCCAGCGCAGGAACAGGCGTTCCTCATAGAGCGCCATCGCGGTCACGCGCAGCACGGCGGCGATCACGCCGCGCGGCGAACGCACGGCCCGCGCGATCGCGGCCTCGGACGCATCGGGGCGAACACGGCGCAGCTCTGTCTCCATGCTCGCTTCGAGCCGGCGCTGCAGCTCCTGGGGCGTCCGCAACGGAAAGGGCATCAGCCGACCCGCTTGTTGATGGTGAGAGAGCGGCCATCGACGCCGACCGTGATGCCGAGCATCTCCCTGCGCGGCCATGCGACGTCGATCTCGGCGGCCTTGCCCGTGTCAGGGGCGACCCAGGCGAAGGCTTCCTTCGTCCATTCGGACGCCATCAGCCGCGTCAATTCCGATTGCTTGGCGCGATCGAGCAACCAGAGCCGCGAGCCGATCAGCTCGCCGGCGCCGTCGAGCGCGTCGCCTGCCCAGCCCCGCCGCTCAACGAGCGACGATGGCCGGTTCAGTTCGCTCTGGCCGGTCGGGAGATCGTCATCGTCGCGCGCGCGGCGATCGGAGCCAAAGGCGATGAGCATCGCCGTTGCCGGCGTCTCGTCGAGCACGAGATCGCCATCCTCGCCGAGCGCAAGGTCAGCCGTGCGCGTGGCGGGATCGAAGATGAGAGCGATGTCGAGCCAGTCGGTCATGCTGGCAGTTTTGTCGCGCGCGCGCGAAAAACATCATGCTGGCACGTGTAGGCATCACTTGATCAGATTGACGGATCGGGGTCCGCGCCGACGACGATCGCGACCGACGAGCGGATGACGGCCGGCGTCACGACGACATAATTGTCGCCCGACACGAGTTTGGCGATGCCGGACCCGGCCGCGAACCGGCTGGCACCGACGCTGCCGCGCACCTTGTCGCTCGTCATCTCGATCTTGGCGTCGCCCAGCGTGACGTTGACGGCGTCATTCTCGACCGTGATCTCGGCCGCGCCAACGCGGATCGTCACCTTGTTCGACGCGAGGATGTCGATCGTGCCGTCCGCCTTGGCGTGAACGCGGGTGCCGTTGATCGAGTAGATGGCGGCCTCGCCCTCTGCCAGCCCGCCGAGGCGCATGCCAGGCATCGCGACCGGCAGGGCGACCAGGTCGCCGGTATCGCCGCCGACCGCGAGCAGGACGACGGCGCCGCCGGCTGGCGCCCGCGACGCGAACCCGAAGGCATGGATGACCTCAACCTCGCTGCGCTCGATGCCGGCGCCGATCGTGGCGTCGATCGTCTGGCTTTCGCCGGTGTCGGCCGAGCTGCGCGCGATGCCGCGCATGATCAGGGATCGGAGGGCATGGTGGATTTCACGCGGGCTCATTCGGGAAGGCGCTCCGCTGTGCTGTCGAGCTTGCCCGTCGCGCCCTTGGATGAGCCCGACTTGCGTCGCGATCGCCGATGATTGCGGCGGCGCTCCTCCTCCGGCTCGACGTCATAGGCTTCCGGCCCGGTGAGATGCAGACGCGTGGCGCAGCCTTGTTCGTCGGCCGTATAGGTGACGCCCGAGATCAGCATGTCGCGGTTGATGTCCTGATAGCTGTCATCGACGGCAACGAGCGTATTGGGCCGCCAAAGCGCGCCGGAGCTTCGAAAATCCAGGACGGACAGATCGAGGTTTTCCGACCGCGCGCGGGCCGTACGCATCATCCAGTTGGCCTGCGTCTGCGCGCCCTTGGCCGTGAGCTGCGTCCGCCCGAGCGAGACGATCGGGCGATAGCGGGTCACCTCGCTGTCCTTGGCGCGGCCGACGATACTGACGCCTTTTTCCTCGCGCGCCGCCTGGCGGGAGATTGCCTCGCTCTGGTCGCTCGTGAGCGGCTCCGCCGTCGCGTCGAGCGTGGCTGTCTTGGATCGCGCGCCGCCTGCCTTTTCGGCCTGGCCTTTGACGACATATTCCGAATACCGGTCGCGGGCGCTGAAGGCGCCGCCGGATTCAGTAACATTTCCTGGAAAGGTCAGCGTGCCCGAGGCGCGCGTCTTGCCGGATCGGGTCAAGAGCAGCCCGCCGACGCCGTCCGAGGTGATGATCAACGCGCGCTGGCGGGCAAGCTTCTCAATCGCCGACATGGCTGTTTCGCCGGGATCGATCGCGACGCGGTCGAAGGGCTCGCCGACATCCGCATCGGCGCGGACGGCAATGCCGAATGGCTTGCAGATCCGCTTCGCGGCTTCCAGCACGGTGACGTTGCGGTACTCGGCCGGCCCGTCGACCGTCGCGGCGCAGTCGACCAGGTCGCCCGTCTTGTCGCGCCCCGAGCATGAGACGAAGGCCTGCCCCTCGCCCGCGAAGGGGTCGATCTCGTCCATCCAGCCGATGAGCACCGTCTCGCCGTCGATCGTCAGCTTGACCTCTGACCAGAGGTCGGAGCGGTGCGCGAGGCCGGCGAGCGTCGCGAATGGCCATGTTGAAATCGAGCGCACCCCATCGCGAAGCTCAAGCGAGAACGAACCGGAAATGTCATCGATCGAGCGGACAATCTCGATCCGGGTCCACTCGTCGAAGACCTGGCCGGCGAAATGCAGCGCGACGCGCCGCGTCGTGACGCCGAAAAGGACATCGCTCATGCCAGAACCTCGACAGGGCCGGTGATCAGTCCGGGATGGCTGAGGCGATTGCGGCGCACGATGTCGTCGAATGTGCCGACAACCGTCGACGGATCGTTGCCGGCGACATGCTGCGCGATCAGCCATGCCGAGACGGGGCCGGCCGGCGTGATCGTATAGACCGATGGCAGCCGGCCGATGATCTCGTTCATGTCGCGGCCAAGAGCGGCGCGCACCGCAGCGAGCCGGTCGCGCGCGATCGCGGCGGCCGCCGGCGCTGCCGGCGCAATCGCCGCCGCCCCGTCGCTGGCCCTGTCGATCGCGGCCGCGAGCTCGTCGCGCCAGCTGCTCGCATCCTGTCGGCTCTCATAGTCGATCTCGGCCGCAACGCGCACAGCCTCGGCGATGACCGCAACCTCGGCCGCGATCCGGAGCCCAAGCGCAAAGGTGCCAGGCGCGCCGAGCGCGTTGATACCGGACGCGAGATCGAGCAACAGCGCCGCGCCGGAGCGGGCGCCGAGCACGGCCGCGCTTGGGGCACTGCTGGCCGCGCCGATCG